TTCCAGCCGGTCGCGCATTCGGCCCATCAGCGTCGCCACGGCCAGCACGAGTCCGGCCGGAGCCGCGCCGTTCGTCCAGCCGCCGTCGTAGGATACGCGCACCGCGTAGCCGGGTACGTCCTCGTAGGTCTTGACAAACACACGCTCATCCCGGCCGCCGTCGCTCAGAATCTCGTAGAGGCTTGGGTCTGTCGTTGCTTCATCGAGAAGGAGGGATGTAACCGAGCTAACGGGCGGCCGGGAGAGATAGACGTAGTGCCGGGGTTCGCCGGGCGCGTCATCGCGCATCGTGCGCGTGCGCTCGTCCGTGACGCTCGCCGCGTCGAACTTGCGCCCGCAGTGCTGCTCGCACCACTCGACCGCGGCCGCGAGTAGCGCCGCGCCCTGCGCGTCTCCGGGCAGGCAGGGGTTTAGAACCCGAACCGCGTCAAGCGTGACTGCGCCCATGTCTCGCCGCTAATTCCCGCCGGGGAACCAGAACCACGGCCACTGCAGGGACGGCCCGGCCTCGACGAATTGCCGACGCCGCGCCCAGAGGCGAACATACACCGAATCATACGAGGTGTCCGACCCGGCCACGACGCGCAACTGTACCCGGTCAACCCATGCCAGCGGCACGTCCGGGTCGTAGAGCGGCCCGAGGTAGAGCGAGTCCAAGACGATTATCGAGTCCGGGAAGCTACCGCCCCACGCCCAGATTGACGGCAACGCCTGCGCCCACGCCGACCAGTAGAAGTCCGTCCGCGGCTTGGCGTAGGGGTCATAGGTTCCGTATCGCCACTGGACTTGAATCTGAGCGTCATCACCCCGGCCGGGCGTCAACGTTTCCAACAGCGCGTAGACCCAAAGCTGCGTCCACGGGTAGTATGGAAGTGTCAAGTTCGGCAGCGTACAGCCCGGCGCAACCTTGAACCGGCCGGAGTAGACGCTGTCGAGACGCTCGTTGCGGAAGAGGGTATCCTCAACCCACGTCACCGCGCCGAAGGCGATGACCGCGAGAAGTGTCAACCCGATTATCGTGCGTTTCATGCTTGCCTCACTTCCACGTCCGGCGGACAACCCAGAACGAGAGATAGGTGCTGTCGTTTGACCGCGCCCCGTATGCCCGGAACTCGATGTCATTGAACCAGCCGAGCGTATCGCCGCCCCAAATCGGCGCGGCGTAGAGCGTGTCACGGGTATCAAGATCGCCGAAGATGCCGGTCCAGGGGCCATAGTAGATTCTGGAGTAGTCGCCGGGATACCACGTCCGCCAGCGGTAAGCGACTGACACGTCCGACGCGCTCCAGCCGGGGCCGCTGTCAACAACCGCGAAGCCCCACAGTTCGGCGTAGGGTAGCGCCTTGTCCATGTGCCCGGGAGGGCCAAGTCGTAACTCCCCGCACCAGCGCGGATTGGAGTCGCGCGGGACCATGATGGCCGTCGCCTGGTCCGCCGGGATGAGCTTGCGGTTGAAGATTCGATAAGGGTCGCCGGCCGGAACGTCACCGACATCCCACTGGCGGAAGGTATTGAAATCGAAGGGGAACGGTTGCGCCAGCGCCAGCGGCACGAATGCCGCCAGCGCCAGCACGACGGCGAAAAGCCGTCTCACGGCTACCGCCTATACCGCTTGACCAGCCAGGCGCGCAAGGCCACCGAGTCGGTCGTTGACCCACTGATGTCGTATGTTCTGACTTGTAGGTCATCGAACCAGCCGAGGGTGTCAGCCCCCCAAACCGGCGCATAGACCAGCGAATCCCAGGACATAATGACTACTGGCCCGGGGACAAGTGTCCACGGCGTCCAGTACGGGTCAATCGTTCCTGGATACTTGACGCGCGCCCGATATTCGAACGTCTGAGTGATAGCCGACGTGCCCTTCCACGAATCCGCGACTGCGAACAGCCAGAAGCCGGCGTAAGGCTGACCGACCACTATCTTGGACGTGTCAATCGCGCTGCCCGGCGGCAGGTAGAGCGTTTCGGCCGCGATAACGTGCAGCCAGGTTTGAGCCGAATGCAGACTGACCGCTTCCGGGTCAATGCCTGCAGCCAGCGCCGGGGCCGCAAACAGCCCCAGCGCCAGAGTCAGAATCAGAACCGCGTAGATGTTTCGCTTCATGGTTCCGCCTTAGACCGTCGGTACGGCTTCGAGGTACGCCATCGCCTCGGCAATTGCATAGAACCCGTCGGCGTAGCCGACGACCTTGTACCAGTTCAGGTTCTCTTTGAACCCGGCGTGCTCGGACATCCCGATTTCCTGCCCGCCGTTGCCCTGGAGCCAGTACGAGAGGTCGCCGAAGAAGATGACCGTCTGGTTCGCGCCGCCGATGTTGTTCGGTATCTGGTTGTCCACGACATACCGGAACCCGTCAATCAAGTTCGGCCGCGTGCCGCTCATGTCGCGGTTCCACAGCGGATTGCCGAAAGCATCCGGGAGCATCATACACTCGGACTCGGCCTGCTGATTCATCACGTACCCACTGGTCGCGTGATACTGCGCCGGGACGTAGGCCCGGATGTTGCGGATGTCCTGCCAGGCCAGCGTACCCGGAACGAGCAGCGCGATGTTCTGGACGCCGGCCGTGTTGAGAATCCCGTCATAGGGATCGCCGAGACCGCCGATGTCGCCCACGAGCATGAGTCTGTCAAGCTCGCGCTGAATCGCGCTTGCGACCCAGCCAATCATCAACGCCTCGATGCCGACGTTCTGGAACTTCAGCAGGTCGTGGGTGGCGCTCCACAGAACGTAATAGTTCTGAAGCTGGAGGTACGGCCGGTCGAAGCACGGCGTGTCGGTCGGCGTCTTGGTCACGCCCGGCATGAACTCCTCCCAGTAGATGTCCGGGGCGAAGAGCGTGTCGAGACGCGGTAAGTGCAGCACTCGCATATCGCCCATCGGGACGTTCGTACCGAGCGCGAGGCACGGGGCTGCGCCGGGCCGGGGCTGAAGAAGTTGATCGGAGTAGAACTCCGGCACAAGGAACCCGCCGGCCGCGCCACTGGATAGGTCGAGCGCCTTGCCGATTTCTTGGTCCTCGTAACGGGCTTTCTCGTTCTCTCTGCACCACTTGGCGATGTCGGCCGCCGAGTGGATGACCTTGGGCAGCCCGGTCCGCTTCGTCAGTGGGTGCGCTGCGGCGATGGCGAGCAGCGTATCCCGGAACGTGAACGGCGGGCGCGGGTAGCCGTTGCTGGATTTCTCGCGTCGGCTGTCCGCCACGTCGCCGATGAGCTTGGTCGTTTCGCTGGCCTTCAGCGTGTCGAGGATGCTCTGAAGCACCTCGGCCTTGGTCGGGATACCGGCGGCCTTGAGAATCCCATCGGTATCCTTGTCGAAATCGTAGGTTTCGGGCAGTCCGAAGCCCTTGCGGAGCCGAGGCGTCAGCGCGTCCATCGTCAGCTTGGCGGCGTCAGCCGCTACCTGCGTCCGCAGATTGTCGATAATAGACTGGTCGAGTTCTGGCACAATAGCCTCCGAGTTAGTTCGGTCTTCGCGGTCACTCAGGGCTCGGCGGTCTAGGCCAGGATACGCTCAGGGCGTACCTCGGAGGCTTCCGGCGAATCCCTTGAACGCTTTGACTTTACGGCCCCCCTGCCCGGTTGTCAACAGAAATCGTCAACCGCCCGAACTTGACAAGTAAAAATAGCCAGCTAGAATCTACTCGTAGGGTAGGCGGAGCCAATGGTCAGGCATCCCCAAGTGCCAGTATATGCCGGAGGTAATTGCCCGGCTTCTCTGCGATGGAGCACCCCGCATTACCGACCTGCGTGACCATACAGCCGTGAGGCTAGCGGCTGATGCAGGCGGCCTTATTCGTCACCGTTACAATCTCAAAAGGCAAGGGCCGCGAGTGGCGGCCCCTGCGGAGGCGCGGAAGGAAGCGGCCTAGGTCTTGCGAATCTTGGAGTCGAGGAAACTCAGCGCACGGTCGAGCACGCGGCACGCTCGGTCAATCCGCCATGCCTCGGCAACCGTCGCCCAGAACGCAAGCCACGCGACGCGGAACTCGGCTAGCGACTCGTTCACTTGCCCGCCTGCGCGGACTTCGCGGCCCAGCCTGCCGCGTAGTCAGGCTTGGCCGCCGTGTTGATTTCCACCACGATACGGAACTTCTTGAAGAAAATCCCCAGCGCCCAGTGCCGTTGGCCCATTATGCCCGTCCAGCGTTGGAAGCTCCAGTAGTGACTCACTTCGCTGCTCCTCCCGCCTGCGACATTACGCGCAGCAGCTTCGTCAGCGCGTCCGGCTCCGGCTCCAACGCGCGCAGACGCTTCTCAAAGTTCTCGACCCACGCCGCTATCCCGGCGTTGATCTTGGCCTGCACTTCGTCGCCCAGCAGTTCGCGCATCATGCCGAGCGTCTGGTCCGCCTCGCCCATGCTCTTGATGATGCCGTGCTCGACCAGGAACTCCGGCGTGCAGATGTCGCCCTTGACGGCAACGGCTAGCGCGAGCGGGTTCGCGCCGATTGCCACGGCGCTGATTTCGCGCAGTTCGGTCTTGGTGAAGTCGTAGCCCTTGAACCCGAGCGTCGAATCCCGCTCCTCCATGCCGTCCGGGAACGGGAAGAAGCGGATTGACTCGGCGCGAAGCATCGGCGGCTTCATGGCGTACATCCTGAACAGCACACGCGGGAACGGGTCTTCCGGGGCTTCGATGTCCCACTTCGCCGTCTTCTCTATCGCCTTGTGTCGCTTGACGGTAGTCGGCTTCAGTTCAAGCGTGGTAAAGACTGGAGTCATGCCGCGAATCATGTCGCGCCCATGCTGCCACAAGCCAATCGGATTTGTCATATACGCGGCGAGCAGCAGGCCGGTATCCTTGCCGTCGCCGATTCGCACGATGTCGCCGTCGCGGTCCTCGATTTCGATTGTCGGGTGACTCACGATGACACCCGTCTTCTCGTCCACGGACTTGACGACATCGCCCAGCATATCAAAGGGCGTTGTCAGGAACTTCAGAACTTGCGTCATGCTTCTCTCCTCAGCCGCCGCCGGCGGCTCCTTGCTGACTTCCATTCAGGTACTTCTGCCTGTTACACAGAGATAATCACTCTTGCCGCTGGCCGGCTCAAACGAAATATACGTTACCTTGTGCGCTTTCAGCCATGCCTTGGCTTGCACCACAGTAAACTTCGCCTTGTCGAATCGGTACGCCTGCGCGTGCGTCGGGCCGGATGGGTCGGACTTCAGCGGCCCGCCGAGTTCGCGCACGCCATCCTTTGCCCACAGTTGCACGATTCGCACGAAGTCGCCGGGATCGCGAACGCGGGCGGCATGTTCGGAAGGATATGGCACGTTATCCTCCAGTCGGTAATGACTTTAGGGCAGCCACTTGACAACATCCGCAGTTTACGACATTCCCCAGCCCCAGCGCAATGTCGCCGGGGTGCTGGCCGCTTGAACCGTCGGGCAAGACGAACGGTTCGTTGAGTGCATACACGTCGCCCTTGGCGGACATCTCTTGGTGCAGCACGCGCCGACGCGGGCCGGCCGGACCCGCAAGCCAGCGTTTGCCGTCTACGACACCCGACTCCTTCCAGCCCTCCAGCGTCGCCGAGTTGTTCGCGCCCTGGATAATCGTCCGCGAGGCCATCTCCGCGCGATACTCGGACCCGAGCACGTCCTTGAGCGCCGCTATGATTTCGTCGTGCGACGCTACCAAGTCCGCGCCCGACGCGAGCGCCTGAAGGATGTTGTCCTTGATGCCCTTGATTAACCCGTCGGTCGTGGCATCGGCCCAGTCCTCGACCATCGCGTGAATCTTCGCCAGTCGCTCCGCGCCGATGTCAAACTTCAGCGCCTTTGCGCCGGCCACGCCCTCGGCACGTTCGCCCGCCTGCTCGTAGAACGAGCGCACGAGCGGCAGGGACTTGTCCAGCAGCTTCGCGGACAAGGCGCGCGGGTCAAGCACGAGCCACGGTTCGCTTGCCCGTTCCTTCACGGCCGCCGATACCGGCGCGATGAAGTCCTCCATCACGCGCGAGCGCACCATCTTTCCGAGCCGTTGCGCCTGCGGCGTCATAATCGAGTCGAGAAGTCTCCACCAGCGGGCCAGCGCCTCCGGTGTGCTCGGAATCTCCAGCGTCTTGACGCGGTTGCGCGCCTGCGGCTGACACGCGCCGAGCAGCGCCCGGTAAGCCTCGTTCACGCTCGCCGCCGCGCGCTGAACGTCCGGCCCGGCGTCGGGCTTGTCGGGCGCGTCCTCGCCGGCGGGCTGAAGTCCGATGCCGCGGTAAATCGTGTTTCCGCCGGGATAGGTCGGCCAACCGAAAAGCTCATCCCGGACGCGATTCGGAGAAGCGATACCGTTGGCGACTGCTTGCGTCGCAACAGTCATTAGTTCTACTCGGTCGTCCTGCAGCTCGGCGACATCCGCCGTGTCGAAGTCGCAGACATACGCCCGGTCCCAGTACGCCAGGAACTGCGCGTCGAGAAACCGCTTGAACCGTTTGAGCGTCGGCTCGATAGCGTCCAGCCAGAATGACCTTGACTGCTCCCGCGAATTGTAGTAACTGTTCGACCAATCACCCATCTTGATTGGCGGCACGCCGTAAATCCCGCCGATTTCCTCGCGACTGAATCTGCGAACCTCCAGGAAGCCGAGTTCACGCAGCGACATCCCGGTCTTCTGCCACTTCAAACCGGCCGTGACAATCGGCGTGTGGTATGATTCCTCCGGGCCGCCGTATCTGGATTCGAACTGAGCGCGGGCCGCTGCGACTGCGTGTTCGTCAAGCTCCGGGTCGTCGCTCGTGAGAAATCCCTGCTGGTAAGCGCCGCGCCGCGCCATCTGTTTCGCCGCTTGCGACTGCGCCCGGTCGGTATCCGACGCGAGCATGACCGCCTCGATTGGCGATAACCCCTCAATCGGCGACTCGGGATTCCAGCGCCGCACGATGCACAACTCTTCGGGTTTGACATCTCTGAGTTCGCTGCCGAAGTGAATCTGATAAGCCACAACCTTGCCGCCTTCGATTACGATGTGGCTGACCGCGCCGCGCGGCACGACCAGAATTGAGACGGGGTGCTTCGCCGTGCCGAGCGGGCAGTACCAGCCGACCCAGCCGCGCAGCAGGAAGTGGCCCAGCGTCTGCTCGAATAGCTCGTCGAAGCCGCAGGAGAAGTCACGCCGAGGATTCCGTAGAAGTTCCATCGGGTCGGTAATCAGCGGCAGGTATTCGCCCTCGGCTTTCGCCTTGACTGACCAGCCAAGCTCGCGCGCCATCTCACGGCGGCGCGGCTTATAGACCAGCAGTTCGGCTCGGCGTGAGGATTCGATGATTGACCCGATTGCGCGGTTGATCCACGTCACGAGGCAGTACGATTGCTCTGGGGTTTTGATTTCGGCCATCTGCGAGCGGACGCTCGTAGCGTAGGTCTGCCAGCCGGGGCCGTCAAGCCGCTCGGGCGCGGGGCCGCTCGGCATCTTGGCGCGCGCCAGCTCCTCGCGGACTGCGGCCGATGTGATATTCCCGACAAACCGACGAACCGGGCCGAGCAGGTCAAACCGGGAAGGCATCAAGTACCTCCTCAAACGTAAACGAGTTTTCTACCACGCTGCCGCTTACGGCTGTAGGCCTTGTAGCGTGCCGCGTCTAGGCTATGGTCATTTTCCTTCACAATCTCGCCGTTGGCATCCCGGCAGTAAAGCCCGAACTCTTCGACAAGGTGCGGACAGCGGCCGCGCATCACGCGGAACTTGCCAGACTTCAGCGCAGCGGTCAGACATTCAATCCCTGACTCCACTGCATTATCCGCCGAATGAACCCCGATGTCAAGCCGTGAGCAACCGTCGCGGTCTTCGCTTAGGTGGTTTAGCTCGTATCGCAAGTCGGCCAGCCCTTGCGCGTTTGACGGATCGCCCCAGAGGTCGAAACGCCGCTCGCTTGCGCCTGGCACGTATTTGACCAGCATCTTCACGATTCCCACGGCCTTCTCGTGCGTCGTGGACGCGAGCGAGTGATACTCGCAGAACTGAAAGTCAACGCCGCTGTCCGGGTCTTCCGCACCCATCACGAGCCGGAACGGCGCGGGCGAGTAGCCCTGGTCAAGCCCGCCGCTAAAGACCCGCCACTTGTAGCGTCCGTGTTCGTCCTTATCCGCCGGGATGTCGAAAGCATCGCAGTGCATCAGCTTGTCCGCCGAGTCCCAGGCGTTGCCGTACACCAGCCCGACCATTTGCTCCGGCCGGCCCCGATAGCGCATTGCGAATAGCGCCGAGTCAAGCGTCTTGCGTGCCGATTCGATTTCTTCGCGCGGATAGTTCGGATTTGCCTCCGTCGGCAGATTCAGTACGTCAATATCGGGCTCGCCTACCTCCCACCGCTTCCAGATTTCCCGATAGCACCAGTTGATCGGCGCGTACCAATAGCTCGTGAGTAGCACCTTGCCGCGCCTGACGGCCGTGCGAGCCATGAGGACGGCATGTGCCTGATCTGGAGTCACTGCTGCTTCATCGCACCACGCTGCATCATACTGACCACCTTCCATCCGCTTGACGGATTCCTTGTTGTCGAACGAGCCGCAGATCGTCAAACCGCTACCGGCCGCCTCCGGCCAGTAGAACTCGTGCCGGTTCTCGTTGAATCGCCCCTCGTAGATTGTGCCGTTCGTGATTTCCAGGAGCGACGCGACCATATAGCGCCGGAGAGAACCCAGTGTCGGCGCGACAGCCAGCGTCACCGGCCGCTTGCGCTTGCTCGACTTGTCAAGGGCGAGCCTGCGCGCAGCGGCTATCTGTTGCAGCAGCAACCAGACCGCGCCCGCGTAGGTCTTGCCCGAGCCGGTTCCGCAGAACCACGCCGTCCAGCGCTTCGCATCAAGCGATTGTGATTTTAGAATCGCGTCCATTTGCCACGGGTAGAGCGTGCGAAAGAGCGGCGCGATTGCCTTCGCGGCCAGCGGCGCGTCAGGCATGGGCCGCTTGCGCCTCGCGCTGCCAGCGGGCACGGGCCGCATCTAGCATCGCCTCTTCAGCGCGCCATCGGTAGACGGCGCAAAGGTCGGTATTCGCGGTGGCAATGATCATGCCTTTCCCATTCTTGACACGCTCGGCAACTTCCGCAAGGTCTATATTTTCTTCGTTCGCGTTCATTCTGGTATCTCCTCCCATGGGTCAGGGTCTGCGTAGCGCTTCCGTTCAGCCCCAGGCGTCTCATTTACCTTCGGCCGGGCGGGTACGTGCGGGATGCTCTTGCGTTGGTCGTCCGGCCTCAGCGCCGAGTTAACGCAGTTCGGCAGAATCCGCTTGAACTCCGCGATGTTGGCCGGTGGTCGCAGCTTGTAGTAGTTCCCGGCCAGCGCGTGATACAGTCGCCGACGTAGCTCCTCCTGGTTGACGTAGCCTGGCTTACCCGCCCGGTCGTTGCCGTACATGGCATAGATGGCCTTGCAGGCGTTCCGGTCCTGGACTGACATGCGTCGGTCATCTGGGTCGAATCCGGGCAGGTCGGTCCTGTTGATTTTCCGGTAGCAGACCGCGAACCAGTTCCGTACCTTGACGGCCCGATCGTTTTCCTCCGCCTTCGGATTGGACGGCGAAGCCGAAGAGTTCTTGTCGGGCGGTGTCGGTTTCTGACCGTCACCGCCAATTCCTAAATCTTCTGTCTTCTGCCCTTCTGACTTCTGACTTCTGACTTCTGACTTCTGAGGCGTAACTTTTGGGTGTAACTTTGTCCTGTAACCTTTCTGCCGCTCATACTCTGAAGATCTAGTCTCTCTCTTCTCTCCCTCTCCTCTACTCTGATCTGTGGACACCGGGTGGACACCGGGTGGAGTCCTGTCGGAGTCCGGTGTAGGGCCTGGATTGCCGGGGAATGACGCGAACCGGATGTCAGCGCCGTGGCCGTCCGACCGTAACCGCGTGTAATACCGAGAGATATGTAGTAGCTTACCCTCTGCATACACGTCTACCAG